CCTCCTATTACTCAAGAGGATCAAGCTGCACAATTAGCCCGTCAACAACAGCAACAACAAGCTCAGCAGCAAAAACTTCAAGAGCAACAGAACCAATATAAACAATGGTCAGATAGCTATTTACAAGCGGCTAAAACTGATCCGCAAAATTTTAATAATGGCGTGTTGCCTTGGAATTTTCAGCAGTGGCAACAAGCTCAAGATGAGTTATCGCATGTACAGGTTATGCATGGTGCTATTACAGCCACTCCGCAAAACTCGAACTTTGTAGATAATACTAGCGGCTCTTTGGCCCACGGCGGCGTTGTTGCTCTTGCCAATGGCGGGGCAGTACAGCGTTTTGACGACGGCGGAATAGCATCACTTGCCCAAAACATCGCTGGTAATATTACCAACAACTGGGGTATTGGTAGCGCTGGAAACCAAGATTGGACTTATACCGCTCAGGGCACCAATAATGGTATGCAGTCCAATCCAACGTTTAACTGGACTCCGGCTACAGCTCCTGCAGCGGCAGGCGGTGGTGGTGGCAATAATAGCCAGAACGTAGTGGTGCCAGATACTTCTACGCAAGATACAACTACGCAGCCCATTCAGCCGACGCCAGTAATTGAGCCTACTGAACCTCAGCCTTATACGCCTGAGCCGATGCCTATTTTGACTCCAAGTACTGACGAGACGCCACCTGAAGAGCCGCCGTTAAAAGAAGGTGATGTAACTATCAGCGTGCCCGTCAATACGTATACGCAACCAGAACCCATTCAGCCTACTGCTCCTGAGCCGTATCAGCCTGAGCCAATGCCGAATTTGGACGTTCAGCCTGTGGATACGCCGCCTGAGAAGACAGGTACGGTAGAGATTTCTGTGCCTTCGCAAGATAGCACATCTACGTATACGCCTCCTCCGATTGCGACGCCAGAGCCTATTCAACCAACAGAGCCTCAGAGTTACACGCCTGAACCGATGCCCGACTTGACTTCTGGTATTGCATCGTTGACTCCAGCTTTGGATGCTACTAATGCACCAGTAACACGGTCAATTGATACGCCTGTTAACCCAGCACCTGCTCCAACACCGACACCTGATTCAACTAATACTGGGATCGCATCTTTGACGCCTCCATTGGATGCGGTCAATAATCCAGCACCAGCCCCTGCAGCACCAGATGCTCAAGCGCAGGCTGCAGCCCAGGCTCAAGCTGATGCACAGGCACAGGCGCAAGCTCAGGCCGCTGCTGCAGCACAAGCTCAAGCTGCCGCTCAGGCGCAAGCACAGGCAGATGCACAAGCTCAGGCACAAGCCGCAGCGGCTGCCCAGGCTCAGGCCGACGCATTAAATGCTGCAGCACCCCAAGTGGATAATACTGTTGTAAATCCATACGTTCAGCCAATTGATTCATCTTTAACGGGTTACAACTACAGCTCTGGCCCGTTTGAAAATGGCGGCTTTGGCCCGGGCGATTCGTACGGCGGTGGGGATTTTTATGGTGGCGGTGGCAGCGGTGGATGCCCTGCACCTTGGATCAAAGTCACTTTGGCCGATGGTGGAACTGTTGCCGCTGGCGATATTAAACCTGGCATGAAGGTTTTCACACAGCACGAGCATACGGGCGTTTGGGGTGTTCACCCAGTTACTGCTGTTGGTTTTGGCGAAGATGAACGCTGGAAAGTTGTGACTGAAGATGGCCGTGAGTTTATTGGAACGTTCAACCACCGAGTCAAAACCGATAAGGATTGGGTTGAAATTCGCCACTTGCAGCCCGGTGACAAGATTGTGCAAATCAATGGGCACGCTGTTGTTAAGTCAAGCCAGCATTTTGACCACGGTACGATTGTCAAGATCACGATTGACGATGCGCACACATACTTGACCGAAGGTTTCTTGTCGCACAACATGAAATATTCTGGCGGTACTGATATCGAGGCTTACGCTCACGGTGGGATAATCAACCTGCTAAGGAACTACTACTATGGCTAACCTTGTCACGTCAGGCGGAGCAGTCTACAACCCTCAATTGACCGAGATCATTGAGGAAGCCTTTGAGCGTGCTGGCTCTGAGCTGCGGTCTGGTTACGATTTGCGTACTGCTCGACGTTCGTTGAACCTGATGTTCGCCGACTGGGCTAACCGTGGTATCAACATGTGGACAATGGACCAAGGCGTGATTACCCTAGTCCAAGGGCAGTCTACCTATGCCTTGCCTTCCGATACCGTTGACCTGCTTGAGCACGTTATCCGCACGCAGGCTAACAGCACCAGCAATCAGGCTGACTTGACCATTACACGTATCAGCGTCTCAACCTATGCAACGCTGCCTAACAAACTGCAACAGGCCCGTCCTATTCAGGTATTGGTCAACCGTCAAGACGCCCAGCAGAGCCCCACAACGATCACTGTTGCCAGTGCAGCATCGGCTACTGACACAACCATTACGCTGACTTCTACTGTTGGCTTGCCCGCCTACGGATTTGTGCTGATTGACAGTGAAGTTATTTTTTATCAGTACATCTCGGGCAACACAATTAACACCTGCGCCCGTGGTCAGAACAACACCACCGCTGCATCGCACGCTGTGGCCGCTCCAGTGAGTATCCAATACCTGCCCTCAGTGACGGTGTGGCCTATCCCAGACGGTTCTCAGCAGTACCAGTTTGCCTATTGGCGCTTGCGTCGTACACAAGATGCCGGTAACGGTGTTAACGTGATGGATATCCCATTCCGGTTCTTGCCTGCTATGGTGGCTGGATTAGCTTATTATTTGATCCTGAAGCTTCCACCCGCGCCGGACACCCAGGCTCGCCTGCAGGTCCTTAAAGCGCAATATGATGAGGCTTGGCAGTTGGCATCGGATGAAGACCGCGAGAAGGCTGCGGTTCGATTTGTCCCCCGCCAGATGTACATTGGGAATAGTTACTGATGGGCAATAGATTCGCATCAGGTAAGAATGCAATTGCCGAGTGCGATCGGTGCGACTTTCGCTACCCGTTAAAAGTTCTTCGCCGCGAGGTTATCAAGGGCAAGAACTACGAGTTGCTGGTATGCCCAACCTGCTGGGATCCTGATCAGCCGCAGCTGCACTTGGGCGAGTTTCCTGTGGATGATCCGCAGGGTTTGCGTAATCCTCGGCCTGACCGGAGCTACTATGCTTCTGGCTTGGATGCACAGGGATATACATCGGGCGGCTCTCGGGATATCCAGTGGGGATGGAACCCGATTGGTGGATCAAGATTATTTGATAACGCATTGACGCCAAATTACTTGGCAACAGTGACAAGTGTTGGTACAGTGTCGATAGTTACTACGTAGGAGTAGAAAATGGCTAAAAAAGAAATTGGTGAGTCCAAAGCCGAGTCTCGCAAAGAGATGGCTGAAGACAAAAAGCAGGACGTTGCTTTGATTAAGAAGGCGTTCAAGCAACACGACAAGCAAGAGCACAAAGGTGGTAAAGGCACCACTTTGAAGCTTGCTAAGGGCGGTGATGCTAAAAATGCAAGTATGACTTACATGACGTATGGCAAGACGGGCAAGCCAGAAGGATTGAAAACAATCAAACTTGCCAAGGGTGGTGTGACCGGTCAAGCCATGCGTGCTGTTGGTCGTAACCTGGCTCGCGCTCACAACCAAAAAGCCGGGAGCAAATAATGGCCAAGTTCTCTCACAAGAAAATGGGCAAAGAAGTGGGCTCTGCAGAAGAGTACGCTCAGCCTCATGGTAAGGCTAACAAACAGCCTAACCTGAAAGACCCCAACAAGCTGTTGGCCGGTCAGTTCAAACCTGGTGCAGAGAAGCAAGGCACTCCTCGCGTGAGCTTGGGCGATCCTGCTGATCCTGATTTGGAAACCCAAGGCGTTAAGATTCGCGGCACTGGTGCGGCTACTAAGGGTCTGTACGCCCGAGGCCCGATGGCATGAATTACTACCAGCTTGTCACTGCCGTTCAAGACTATACCGAGAACACGTTTTCTACGGTAGACATCAACACGTTCATTGAGCAAGCTGAGCAGCGGATTTACAATGAAATTCAGTTTCCGTCGCTTCGCAAGAATGTTACTGGCACTGTTAGTTCGTCCAACCCCTATCTGTCCGCCCCGGCGGACTATTTGTCTACCTATTCGCTGGCTGCGTATTCCACGTTTAGCACGACTGCTACTGGGACCTCTGGCACGAACGTCATCACGGTATCCAGCGTTACCGGCGTGTCGATTGGCCAGAATGTGACTGGCACAGGTATTGGCGCTGGAGCGATTGTTTACGGCATTAACGGCACAAGCATTACGCTGAGTGTAGTGAATACTGGAACTGTTTCCGGTACTGTGGCCTTCCAAGGCGCATATCAGTACCTGCTAAACAAGGATGTTAACTTCATCCGTGAAGCGTTTCCATACCCTAGCGTGACAGGTTTCCCGACTCACTACGCCATTTTTGGCCCACAGTCTTCACTGCCAAATGAGTTATCGTTCATGATGGGTCCTACGCCAGATCAGAACTACGGTGTGGAACTACACTACTTCTTCTATCCGCCATCGATCATCCCTGGAATTATTACCAGCTTGAACAGTTCGTTCACTGCTGGTTCGGGCTATCCTGCTGGAACTTATTACAACCAGGCTTTGACCGGCGGGACCGGTTCTGGTGCAACGGCCAACATTGTTGTTAATTCAAGTGGTAACGTTACCAGCGTGAGTTTGGAAACTGGTGGATCTGGTTATGCTGTTGGAGATTCATTGTCTATTAGCCTGACTACTGGTGCAGGTTTTGCGGTGACGGTCCCCAATGCTGCAAGCCTGAATCAGACCAATGGCATGACATGGCTTGGTGACAACTACGATGCAGCCCTGCTGTACGGCGCTTTGGTTGAAGCCATCACCTTCATGAAGGGTGAACAGGACTTGGTTCAGTTGTACAACACCAAGTACAACGAAGCGCTCGCACAAGCCAAACGTCTGGGCGATGGTCTGGAACGTCAGGACGCCTACCGCAGTGGTCAATATCGTCAGAAGGTCGAGTAATAGATGTCAATCCTCCAAGGCCAGACGACGAGCTTCAAGGTTGGGCTGTACAACGGTCAGTTCAATCTTGCGTCCGACACCATCAAAATGGCGCTGTACAACGGCAACGCCAATCTGAACCAAACCACCACTGCGTATACCTCGGTCAACGAAGTATCAGGCACAGGCTACACCGCTGGCGGCAAGATCATGACCGGCGTGACAATTAGCTACGACGCAACAAACAGCGTGGCTTACGTTAACTTTGCCAATGTGGTTTGGAATCCCGCAGCCTTTACTGCACGGTGTGCTTTGATTTATGATGCTACGGCCTCTAATGCTTCGATTGCTGTGATTGATTTTGGCGCGGATAAGACCTGCACCAATACGTTTACGGTAACCATGCCAGCCAATACTTACTCAACTGCGCTGATTCGGAGCGCATAAGGAACTTTATGAGCAACATCGAAAAACTGAATGTCCAAGACGCCCCCAGCGCTTCGGTCACTGTTGGCAAAAATGCCAGCGAGGATATGGTTATTACAGGTCGTTTTACCGCTACCTGCTACGACTCTGAAGGTAACCTGAAATGGGAAGAGCACTTCCCCAACTTGGTCGTGAACGTCGGTAAGATTGACTTGTTGAACAAGTATTTTGCTGGTTCTGCTTATACTGCTGCTTGGTACTTGGGGCTTGTCAATGGCGGAACTTCTCCTACTTACAACGCTGCGGACACTATGTCTTCGCACAGTGGCTGGACTGAAGTCACTGG